ACCAGTTGAATCTCCAGTAGCCACTCCTTCAACTACTCAAGTAGCTAAACCAACAGAATCACCTGGTGCCACTCCTTCAACTACTCCAGTAGTAAAACCAGTTGAATCTCCAGTAGCCACTCATTCAACAACTCCAGCAGTTAAACCAGCTGAATCTCATGTAGTAACACCTTCAACAACTCCAGCAGTTAAACCTACAGAATCACCTGCTGTAACACCTTCAACAACTCCAGCAGTTAAACTTACAGAATCACCTGCAGCCACTCCTTCAACTAGTCAAGCAGTTAAACCTATAGAATCACCTGCTGTAACACCTTCAACAACTCCAGCAGTTAAACATACAGAATCGCCTGCAACTACTCCAGTGGTAAAGCCGACCGAATCACCTGGAACTACTCCAGTGGTAAAACCGATACAATCACCTGCAGCCACTCCTTCAACTACTCCAGCAGTTAAACCATCAGAATCACCTGCTGTAACACCTTCAACAACTCCAACAGTTAAACATACAGAATCACCTGCAGCAACTCCTTCAACTACTCCAGTGGTAAAACCAACAGAATCACCTGCAGTCACTCCTTCAACTACTCCAGTAATTAAACCAGTTGAATCTTCTGCTGTAACACCATCACCAACTCCAGTGGTAAAACCTACAGAATCACCTGCTTTCACTCCTTCAACTATTCCGGTGGTTAAACCAATTGAATCTCCTGCTGTAACTCCGTCCCACACTCCAGAAGTAAAAACAACTCCTTCAAATACTCCAGAAATAAAACCTACAGAATCTCCTTCGGCAACTCCTTCAAATACTCCAGTAATTAAACCTATAGATTCTCCTGCTCTAACATCGGTTGTAAAACCAATTGCATCCCCTGTAATATCTTCTCCAGTAATTAGACCCAAAGAAACGCCGATTGATAATTCAGAAAAATCTGAAGAATCATCAGTGGTAGAACAATCATCTATCTCTCCATTTACTTCTCCAATAAATCATTACGAACCTTATATAATATATGGTAAATTATCAGGAAATAAAAGAAATAATAATTATTATGGATCATTAATAGGAAAAATAAATGTTTATATTAAAAATTCATTTAATAATTTGGAAAGAAGACATCGAAATAAATTAAATAATTTGAATAATGAAAGGTATTTATCAATGGATTATTTTGATTACATAAGAAGAAAACACAGATATCAGAAAAGAGCATTATATCGTCTAAGAAAAAAAATCTTAGAATTAAAAAATATAATAAATATTCATCATAATTTATTGAATAGGGAATATAAATTTATTCATTCTATTAGACATCTTCGTCAAAAAGTTCCTTTTATATTTAGGAAAATTAATATGATGAAGAGGCAAGTTATTTCTTTAAGAAATGAAAGAATAATTAATAATATTGAGATGAGAAAAATAAGTAATATATTGAGTATTTTAGAAAAAAAGCTTAAAATTATATCAATTAATTAAATTTTTTTTATTAAAAATAAAAAAATCTTATGTTTATAAATAATGGTAAAAGTTTTGTTATCCACAAATGTTAGAGATGAAGACAATTTATTAGAATGGGTAGTTCATCACCTCAATTTAGGATTTAATCATATCTTAATTTTCGATCACCGATCCAAAATACCAGTAAAAGATGTACTGAATAAAATACCACAAAAATTTATTACAATTAAACGCATTGAACAAGAAAAAATTATAAAAACTGAATTAATGAAAATGGGATATTTAATTTCCTTAAAAAAAAAATATACTTGGACCATCCATTTGGATGCAGATGAATTTTTAGTATTAAATGAAGATAAAAATGTTTCAAGTTTTTTAAAAAAATATAAAATATATGATCAAGTGAGTGTTAACTGGTTGCTTTTTGGAACAGGACTACATAGTGTTCATCCAAATGGTAAAACAATTCTTGAAACTTACACAAAATCTGAAGAGATTGTAAATAAACATATAAAATCTTTCTTAAAAGTTAAAACTGCAAAATTTCAAGACTGCATTAATCCCCATTATTATATTTTAAAAGACATGTCAAAATCTGTGAATTTATTTAAACAAACTCTATATCCAATTCATACATATCACTATGATTTAGGAAAAAAATATACGGAAGTACCAGCATTTGTTGCACATTATTTGTTTCAGGCATATGGCACTTATTTTAAACGTAAAGTTGATCGTCCAAGAGATGATACTGGAGAATATCGTGATATAATATCTGAAGAAGAATTACACAAACAATATAATGATATTGACAATTTTTTAATAAGGGACAAATATAATGAAAAAAATAAGAAAAAAATAAAAAACCCAATATTTACAAAAAATAATATAAAAAAATAATCAAATTTATATTTAGTAAAACTTTAATTAAATATTAACTCGCAAAATTATTCTCTTATAAAAAAAAGAAAAATGAAAACTAAAATAAGATGGGAAATAAATAATGATACCATAATTTTTAATAACTCATTCAATCAACCTCTATCCAAAAAAATACTTAAATTATTCAAAAATATCAAAAATATTAATCTGGGATCCTCATTTGATAAAGATATTTCATATCTCCCCGATCATATCGAAATATTAAGATTCTCCTATAACAAATATTATCAACTATTCTGCGAATTTAATCAACCTATTTATAAATTACCGATTAGTTTAAAAACAATTGAATTTAGTTATTTTTTTAACCAACCAATTGGTAAAAATAATATATCTTATCTCCCAGATGGTATAAAAAAAATATTTTTTGGCTTCAGTTTTAATCAACCTGTTTTAGGATTATTGCCGGAAAGTGTTGAGTATCTTGAATTTGGAGATAAATTCCAACAAATTTTAGGTACTGAAAATCTTAAATTACCAAAAAATCTTAAAAAAATAAAATTTATTCATTCCGATTTTAACTTTGAATTAAAATATTTACCTGATGATTTGGAAAAAATTGTTTTAGATTATTATTGTGAATACAATAACCCACTCAACTATCTTCCAAAAGGACTTAAAAAATTAAAAATAATTGATGGATATAAATTTAATCATCCCTTAGATTTATTACCAAATGGACTAGAACATCTTGAACTTACTGTTTGCAAAAATTATACCCATAATTTAGACAACTTACCAATAAACCTCAAGAAATTAAAACTATACGATAATTTCTGCCAACCAATTGATTTTCTACCATTTAATCTTCAATCTCTCACAATCGAAATTAGTACTTATTATGCATACAGCTTCGATAACCTACCAACCAATCTAAAAAAATTAAAAATTATTCATACCATCGGTAGCGTCTCTCCATTAAAATTAAAAAATTTACCAAATAAATTAGAAATTTTAATTATTGGTCCAAATTTTTATGGTGAATTAAATAATCTTCCAAAAAATTTAAGAAAGATTTTAATAAAAACAAATTATGACATTGATAATGAATTTATTGAAACCTGTAAACATATTCTTGAATTAAATGGTCCCTATTGGGACTAATTATAATAATTTTTATTTAATGAGTTAAAAAGAATCGGTTTTTTCTTTAAGACATCAAATGAAAAAGAACGATCAATAAGTAAATTATCCATAATCTTCTTCTCATGTCCCAACTTTGCAATCCTTTTATCTTGATCTACCCAAGATGAAAAATCATTTCTTTCCAATAAACATTCAATAACATTACGTAAAAGAATTAAAGATTTTTTAGGAAATTTTTTACCAAGTCTGATAGCATAAATTCCAATACCAACTATAAATTCCAAATTAAATGTCTCCATCCCTTCTTGTAAATATTCATCCAAATCCTCAACAACCCTGTTCAAAAAATCTTCCTTCGTAAAATCTTCAACATACTCCATCACATTATCATTACAATATGAATCATAAGCCCAAGTCGGCATTACATACTTTTTTACAGTATAATTAAAAAATTATTCAATTTTTTATACAATCTATTTATTCACTTCCAATTTATTCAAAATTCCTCTACTTGGCTTAATTATACTCTTCACCGTACCCAAACTCATTTTTATATTATACCTCCTTTTCAAATATGCCAAAATTGTACAATAAAAATGATTTAATTTATCCTCTGTATTAATTTTATCCAAAACCCCAATACTCTTATAATATTCAAATGGTATCTCAGGCATTTTCAAATCCAATTTTAAATATCTATTAATTGCAATTAAATCAGCATATCCTGCTGGCCTCTCCCGAATCTTTCTTCTCTCTATATCCGCAAACAATGCCACAATTTTTATTCCATAAAAGTAAAAATGATATTTTGGATTATATACAACATCTGCAATATTTTCAGCACCAAACATATTTGGCCATTCAGTCACAAAAAAACTATCCCAATGCTCTTTTTTACCACAAGGGACCCAATCCCCCATACCTTTTAAAGAAATATCCATAAATTCATATCCTTCCCTTTTTTCCGCCATCTTCTCAACCTTCTTCGCAAATGTCTTCGTATTCCCAGGCTCATGACAAACAAAAATATCCAAATCTGAGCATCCACGCAATCCTAATGTATATAAAACACTACTACTAAAAACCATAAATTTTAACTGCTCTAATTGCGTAAAATTTTCATTCAAATATTTTTTATAAGTTTCCAAATAGCCCTTACAACCAAAAAATTTATCTTCAAAAAAATTCCTTGAATAAGTATATTTCAAATAACTTAACGAATTATTATTCAATATAAACTCCACAAAATCCACCACCATCCCAAAATGCTGAAATAATATACACCTACTCCCCAAACAAACATTATTAATTATTTCTTCATACTGATCCTTACATCCACTCTCAAACAACAAAAAACTTACACTTATTTTGCTCCTTTCCCCAAATAATTCTTTCACATATAATCCCATCTCATCATACGTCTTAAACAAATTCAAATAATAATTTATCTGATAAAATAAAGAAATTGCCTCAACAAATCTTAAACTTATCACCTTGTAAAAATTACAATTTAACGAAGTCTCTGACAAAGTATTCAATAACTTATTATGATCCATTACATCAAACATCACTAGTAATCTGCAATTTACCCGACATTGTGCATAATAATTTAAAATATATGCTTCTTTTTCATCCGGATTTATCAAAAATTCTTGACGAATTTTTTTTGGTATTTCATCCAAAAATTTTAATTTAGTTGGTGCAAGAAATTTATGCATTTTTTGTGATACTTTATTATATTCATATTGATTAATACCAGTAAATAATGGTTTACTTGATTCATCTGATAAATTTGAAAAAATACATTTATGATTCATTATATTATAAAAGAAATAAAAAATTTGACTAACTATCTCTCATTGCTCTAAAATTATTTTTTGAAAAACATTCAAGAAATGTATTTTATCAGCATACTCAGTATCAGAATATTTTAACCATTTTTTTAAATTTTTTTCCCATTTCTGTGTAATTGCATATTTATCATCAAAAGGCATATAAACACCCTTCCAAACTAATTCATCTCCTTCATATACCATAAATGAATCATTTTTATTATCAATCAAAAACCAATTTAATCTAACTTGTTTTGAAAAGAAATCATAAAATTTTACAAAAACATAACCATTAAAATCATTTGGCAATCTCATTTTTTTATTTATTTAACATCATAATTTTTTTATATCAATTTTTTTTTATACACTATAATAATGGTTCAAACATTTAGCGATGGTAAAAAAATATATTCAGTTGATATGATGTTTGCATATATAAATTTATTTAATCCCAGCATCACCTACCTCGACACTGAAAAATTTAAAAACACATTATTATACAAAGGCTGGGGTGATCCTATAAAAAAAATAAAATATTCCCCAGCCGATGTACTTAAAAATCCAAAGAAGAAAGAATATGAAAATGATATACAAAGAATAAAAAATGCAGATCTTAAATATCCCATCATTGTCTTCAACAACTACATCGTCGATGGCGTACATCGCTACGTAAAAACAATTCAAGAAAAAAAGAAAGAAATAAAAGCATATATTTTTGATAAAGAAACAATGGAAAAATTTTTAATAAATGATAAAGGTGACTGGGAACTTATAACCAAAATGAAAACCTACGACTACATCGAAATATTTTTCAGAAAATTTAATAAAAAACCTATATAAAAATAACTTATTTTCTCTTGTAGATGGCTGAATCATTTTTCGGTAATGAACCTGAATATTTACCCCAACAAAATAAATACTTTAATCTTAATGAAAATACTATCATAATTGGAAAAAACAATAACGATAAAAAAAAATTTTTTATCAATAATATTTTTTACCCACTACATCGAAACATTAACCTACTTTTTATAATTACAAATGATCATTCCCCATACAATAAAATTATTAATTTTGTCTTTGACCATAAATATGTAAACAATGTATTAAATTATGTTAAAAATATAGATAAAAAATTAAATAAAATGGTTGTTATTGATCACATAGAGATGCATAATAAATTTCTTGAAGAAACAATCGCTAACTCATCTCAATATAATATTACTTTTATCATACTATCCAATAATGAAATTCCTAAAAAATATTACACTAATATAATTATCAAAAATATTGATCCAATGTATGTGGATGAATTATATGAAATTTATGGAAAAAAAATTTATACAAATAAAAAGATTTTTGCAGATATAATTAATGAGTTAAAAAGTGGTCAATTTTGTTTGATAAAAAATAATAATTATTTTATAACAAGTATAAACAATGATGCATCGAAATATATAATTTATTGTGAGAAAAATATAGATAATACGACATATTATGTAATAAATGGTGATTATGTTTTGAGAAGTGAATATGAAGAAATGAAGAGTTTGGTTTTAAATATGAGAAAGGAAATTGAAGAGTTAAAAGATGAGTTAAAAAAAATTAAAATATAAAATATAAAATATGCAAAATATTATTTCTTCCTTCCCAATCCAATCCCGCAAACAAAGAAAAAAGATATTCTTTTATCAAAAAAAACTCGTCAAAAAATACGAAGATTTACTTACTACTGATGTAAAAATATCAAAAGAAGATCGCATAAAAATTTTTAGAGAAATGAATAAAGATTTTTTTAAATTTTATAAAGAAAATTTACATCTTTGTTATTGGGAACCACAAAGACCACTATTCTTCGCATTTTCTTTGGGATTAATATATTTACAAAATATAGATATTCTGGAAGAAATTGAAAATATTATGGATTTTTCACGTAATCACTGCAAAATAAAAGATATTATCACTTTAGTAAATGAAAGCGTCAAAAAAACAATCATTGGAAGCGTCTGGGTAACAGAAAGTAATTTTATTTACTGGAAACTTATTGAATTTGATTATCAATACCGTAAGATTCAAAATAAAATTAACATCATATGGAATTTATTTCAAAAATATAAATGCAGAAAAAATACCTTTAAAATCATCTCGAGCATTAAACCTCTTAAACAAATTTTTCCTCAAGAAATAATCAGATTAATCCTGTCCTTCAGCGATTATAACAACCTCATCTGGGAAACATACCGTAAATATAAAGATGATATAGAACTTATGATCGACTACTGCTCATTCGATCGCAATAAAATTGAAGATCTAATCCTTCGTTTCATCCATAATAAATATGACGTTGTCAACACAATTTTAACAATAGACTCATAAAAATTGATTTAATAATTAATAATTCTAATAAGTCATTGTTACAATGCAAGCTATTGGAAATATTCTTTATCAAGGTGGTAATCTCCTGTATCAAAGTGGTACTATTTTTACCAAATACACTAAGGGACGTCGCGCCCCTAGCCAACTTTCCTATATGGAAAAACTTAACTATATCGATGATATACGCAACAAACTTCTTCCCATGAAAAAAGATCAATCATTCGAAGAGATATTTTCTAATATCCCACAATTTGTTGTTGTTGGTCCCCAATCATCCGGGAAAACTTCTGTTTTACAACGTATTACCGGTATTCGTTTACCTACTTCTAGTGGGGTTTGTACAAGAGTTCCAGTTGTCATTAAATTGCGCAAAGGTGTTCGTACAGGTCGTGTCGATCTTGTTTTCCCAGATGGAACTAAACAATGTTTTGAAGAATCGAAAATTGAAAATATTTCTCAAGCAATTGCTAATGCCCAACAAAGATTTAAAGATAAGGGTGAATTTGGTAAAGATTTTATTATTGACGTTCTTTGTCAAGATACAGAAAAACCAAACATCACCCTTGTCGATCTTCCAGGCTTTACCAATTCAAGCGACGAAAATACCCAAATCGTCAACCAAATGGTAAAAAAATACCTCGATATGAATGGAACTCTCGTTCTTCATATCGTCAAAGCTGATCAAGACTTCCACACCTGCCTAGGAAACGACTTCATACGCAAAAGAGAAAATGACCGCATCCTTGTTCTCACTCATTGTGATGAACTCGAAGGACAAGGTCAAGAAAGGTACAATACTCGATTGAATGAAACATTTGAAAATCCAATTGATAACATTTTTGCTGTTATGTCATCGAGGAATTTGGAGGAATGCAATTATGAGAATGAAGTGAATGAACTTTCCAAATTAAATTCTGTCGCTTCTCGCGATAAAATTAAACTTGGAACCAAAAATCTTTACGAATTCATCGAAAAAAGATTAGAACAACACCTCGAAAATCAAATTCCCATCCTCCGCGATTACATCGAAGAAATGCGCGAGGGAATTATCCAACGACTCGCCGACTACGACGAAGAAGCACCCGCAAAAGTCCTCGTCGAAACACTCAACTCTCTCCGCCATCGGTTTCAAGGAAGAATTGACCAACAAATGGACAACTTTAGAGTCAAAATAGAAAATATGCACAAAGAAATAATGGATCTTCATATTTTCGATATTGATGTTTTTAACCCCGATACTTTTATTTGGGGAAATGTTGATCCAAAAAAAATTCGCGATGAATACATTGAAGAATTGAAAAATATGTGCGAAAAACGTGGATTAATCAACGTTGGTCATATGAATAAACAATTATTTATTGAGAAATATGCCAAAGATTTTACTGATTTATACCAACCGATTTTGGAATCAACTAAAGTTGAATTGTATGCAGAAATTCAGAAAATTCTTGAAGATTGCTTCGAATTTCAAACATCCCCACTCGCTCAAGATTTCGTCAAAAAACTTAAAATTGATCTTCTTAAAGATTACAACGAAAACGATGCCAATATCGCCATCAAACATATGGTTTTATACAACAGAACTCCATTAGTATTCACCCTAAATGAACATTACCTTAATGATATTTATAGTGAATTAACCAAAGGTGTCAAATTTTCAACGAATGATGCTGCATATGTTGAAATTATCTTTCGCATTTGTGCTTACATCAAAGTAGCTAAGAAACAATTGACTGATACTGCATTCAAGGAGTTTTACATAACTTTATTGCTGAAAGCTGAAGAATCGTATGAATTGATGTTGAAGGAGAATTTTAAGAAATATGTTTCACTTATTAAATTACCTGATGCGATGTTGAAGGAGAAACAGAAGTTTGAAAAAGACCTCGAAATTCTGAACGTAGTAATGCAACAACTGAACGAGATGTAACCGCTATGTTCTCGTAATTATAATTTTTCTTTGACAAATCAACCACATATTCAATACGCCCATCTTGGAATAAATATGGAATAGCTTTATATGGTTCAATATTATTTGCTGAAAAAATAACTAAAATATTTTTAGACAAAAAATCGAAAATTCCCAATACAGTATCCTTACTCACCTTATCCACCATAAATCCTTTCGCAAAAACATCATCAATATTCTTCACATAAATTATCGAATTCGCTGGAATAATCTTAATTGAATCAATAAACTCATTCGGATTAATGTAATTATTAGTCTTAAAAATAGGACGATTTAATTTATTTGCAATCAATCCAATTAATTTACTTTTACCATTATTGGAAGGTCCAACGATCAATATGCTTTTAAAACATTTACGACAAACATAATCGATGATTTGTTGTTTTTTATATTTATCTTTGGAATTGATCGGTATTACATCGGGAAAGAATTTCCAGTGATCTTGGTAATGGTAAATTGGCAAAGGTATTGAATAATTACTTATCCGAAAAAAGTTCTCCTGGAATGTAAAAATAATTTGATCTACCCTATCTTGCATATTATTTCCATAAATTTCCCAAACATAGGAATAATAATCATCACCACTGATCAATTTTATACTAAAAGTAACGAAAAGTCCGTAGGAATATTCTTGATAAGAAAAACCTGGCATTGGGATAGAGACTAACTCCGGTGTTCCATACAAATTTAAATTATATAAATTAACATTTTTAGCATTTTGCATCGTTTTTATTTTCTTTACTAAAAATGCCAAAATACTTATCCCAGTTATTTGATTATCTTTTGTGTTAATTATTTGAGATGGAATTTGTAAATAATCGTAAATAAGTTTTGAAGGATCGGGAATATAACGAGATCCGATATAACCAAGGGCGATTCCGATACCTAAATTCATTTATAAATTCCCTATAATCTGCATATAATAAAATCAATTTTTTGTTAAAAAAATCTATCTCAAATTATGTCAGACTTTTCCACAAATGTTGTTAATTATTAATAGAAAAATTGATTTTTTTAGCAATTAATTTTGAAGAAACTAAAATGGATTATTTTGAGGTTGATAGTGAAAAAGTTTATACAAATCAAGATAATAAAGATTTTAACAATGCTAAAAATATTGTTTTTAGCAATGATTTTAACGATGATCTTTTCAACGGAATTCCATTATTATCTCACTCAACCGAACGAATAACATTCGGAGATGATTTTAACAAACCTCTTGGGTTTGATGGATTCGGTACATTTTTGCCATCGAATTTGAAGATATTAGAACTATCGGGAAGATTTAATCAATCTATTGATAATTTACCAAATGGATTAATGAATTTACATTTTACGAAGAATTGTCATTTTAATCAGCCTATAAAGAAGTGGCCATCTATGCTGGAAATATTGAGATTTGGTGATAAATTTAATACACCAATTTTTACACTCCCTCCTAACCTCAAAATACTCGAATTTGGTGATAATTTCAATCAACCCATTATTCCCCTCATCTATCCAAAAAAATTATTCACAATTTGTTTTGGAAATGCATTCAACCAACAAATTGATGATCTACCTGATAGCATTGAAAACATAAAATTAGGAAATGAATTTAATACAGAAGTTTTTTATTTTCCCAGAAATTTGAAGTACATTGAATTTGGTAAAAAATTTAATAAGATAAGTGCAATTAATCAATTGCCCCCATCAATAAAAAAAATTACATTGTACTCTGACTTTCAATTTATGAAAGAAGTAAAAGAAAAATTTGGTGAAATAATTTCCATCAAAAAGTATGTTTGAAATTATAGAAGATAAGATAAAATTTTTCGATTATTATAATGAACCAATTAGTGATGATTTGTTTGACATCATAAAGACGAAGAAGAAGGTAACATTCGGATCTTGTTTTAATCAACCTCTTCCTGATTTAAGAGAAACAAAAATTGAGAAGATAATATTTCGCGGAAGTTTTAATCAATCTATTGATAGGTTACCAAAAGATTTAAAATATTTGAATTTGGGTGAAAATTATAATATGCCAATAAATGAATTGCCGGGATTTTTGGAGACGTTGATATTGAGTTGTAGATATAATCATCCATTAATGAAAGATGGAAGAACTATATTGCCGAGAGGGTTAAGGGTATTAAAGATGGGTATGGATTATAATTATCCTATTGGAAGATTGCCGG